ATGAAAAAGACAGTACTTTCTCTCTTATTGCTGGCCTGTACGGGGAGCGCGCTTGCCGCACCGCAGGTTATCACCGTGAGTCGTTTTGAAGTGGGTAAGGACAAATGGGCGTTCAATCGCGAAGAGGTGATGCTGACCTGCCGTCCAGGCCATGCGCTGTATGCGATCAACCCGAGCACGCTGGTGCAATACCCACTGAATGATACCGCAGAGCAGCAGGTAGCCAGCGGCAAGAGCAGCGGCCAGCCGATTAGCATTATTCAGATCGATGACCCGTCACACCCGGGACAAAAAATGAGTCTGGCACCGTTTATCGAGCGCGCCGACAAGCTCTGCTAACGTTCGGGTTTCCAATAAAAAACCGCAGATGCTTGCGAAAGCACTGCGGTTTTTTACTTTTTATGATGCTCTTACGCTTTTTTTCCGACCGCTTTTGCTGTGGACTGGAAAACCTGGCGTCGTCATCTATTCTTAAAAGGCAAGGCGACTTAGCCTGCATTAATGCCAACTTTTAGCGCACGGCTCTCTCCCAAGAGCCATTTCCCTGGACCGAATACAGGAATCGTATTCGGTCTCTTTTTATCTATTTGTTTATCAAGGGTTTTTTCTGTCTTAACACGAAATCCCCCGAAAATTACTCGAATTTTCCATATCCTGTCTAAACCATAACATACTCTGCACCGCGTGCGTCCAGGTATTTTTTGGTCATTGTTAAATTTTTGTGTCCGAGTAAACGCTGAGCAAATTCTTCTCCGCGCTCCTTTTCATAAAGCCTGCTCGCGAGGCTTCTGATCTCATGAAAAGGCGGTGGGTTAGGGCCGAATTTTAACCCGGTCGAATCCCGTATCTCTGCGAAGGCCTGGGTGAGCCCGTCAGGAGTTAGCGGCCCCGGCTTTCTCCCGCCACGGCGAACCGGCGAGTAAAGCATAAAGTCGGATGGGTTATTTACCCGGCATCGCTCAATGACATCCTGCAACACAAGCCCGGCGACGTCCAGCCTCAAATCAAGTGGGAGCGCCAGTTTGTGACCTGTTTTCTCCTGAGTAACGAAAAGCCTCCCGTCTTTAACGTCACTGAACCTGAACAGTGAGATATCCTCCCGCCGCTGGCCGGTGATCAGCGCCAGATCGCATGCGTTAGGCGCCCAGTCAGAATGAGTTAACGCGGCCTGGCGGATTACAGTGAACTGTTCGAGCAACAAGCGTTCTCGTTTAACTTTCGGCGTCGGAGTTCTCGTCGGCTCGGCCGGGTTTCTGTCCACGTGACCTTCAACGATCGCTTCCCTGAAGATGTCCATCATTACAGACCTCAGCCCGGAGGCCATGCTCTTTTTATCGCAGAGAATGTACCCTTCAAGAAATGAGGCGATGTCCTTTGTCGTGACGGATGAGAGGGGGATTTTGCCGAACTCTTCCTTTATGGTGGCGATCTGGTTTCGCCTGACCTTCATCGTGTTTGGTTTCAGCTCGCGCCGCTCGAGAATTACCTCGTAACGCTCAAGCCATGCAGCCACTGTGAAAGTGGGCACGTCTTTTATGCGATCCAGTAGAGAAGAGGGAAGGTAATTCTGGTCGATGTAGTTGTTGGCCTCAATGGCCTGGGCAACAGCGTCCTTGCGATCAATCCGTCCAAGAGAAATCTCCTGCCCGGTCACCGGATTGCGCCAACTGTATAGTCTGTCTCTTTTACGATAGGTCAGGTTACGGGGCAGGTTAGCGTCGTAACGTACTGGCCTTTTCGCCATGAGTCAGTCTCTCCAGTAAGGTGCCGCCGGACGGCAGTTTGGTGTGTTTCGGTTTAGCGCGCAGATTCTTCTTGCGCGGATCCACGTAGATAGCGTCAGGCTGAACTTTATATTCCTTTCCATGCAGCTCAGGCGCGGGATAAATGCGCCCCTCCCGCGTCCATCGACGCAGAGTAGAAAGGGAGGGTGGAGTCGTGTAGACCTCAGCAGCCCATTCCTGCAAGTTGAGAAGCTTAGCCATGAGAACTCCTTAGCCGCCAGGCATTATAAGCGAGGCCGCGTTGACGTGTTGATTAATCGAAATCAGGTAAAAAGAAGCCCGGCTCAGGGCCGGGCAAAAGGGATTACGTGGCAGTGCTTTCGCACTCAATAGCCAGCTCATAACTGGCTATGAGTTGCGTCATGGTTTGATGTGAAGGCGCGGTTCGCCGTCTTTCGGTTCAGGCCACTGGCGGTCCATGTTCACCTTTAGCTTTTCTTCCAGCGCTGCGGTGATCTGCTCATCGGTGATGCCGGCGCGCCGCTGCGCGTCCCATAGCAGGAACTGCATATCAGCCCACTCACTGAGGTCGCCAGGAGCGGCAGCAGCTTCCAGCGCCTCTTTGGAAAGGTGCTTCAGAGGTCCGATGGGGCCGACATTGCCGAATGTCTTTTCTGACCATTCAGCGTGGCGCCGCCGGATCAGGTTTCTGGTGAACTGTGATTTCTTCGACTCGTAAGGTTTCACGTTCTCTCCTCATGCCGCACGCTGGGCGCGCAGCTTCTTCAAGTGTTCTGTTGTTTCGATTTCTTCGGCGATCCGCTTGGCCTGTGCTTTGGTGAGCGGCTCGAATTCGTGCTGAAAGCGGCCCATGCTGGCAATGCAGGTGCGACCGTTGCGGATGTAGTGGATAACTTCGTGGGTAGCGCGTATGATTTTGCAGGGCGCGCCGTGGGGATCGGCGTACCAGGTGTTAGGCTGGATTATCCTGAACATGGGCTGACTCCTGATTGCGCTTTATTTCCTTTCGGTATGCTGCAACCTCTTTGGCTTTCCTTTTCTGCCGCGGTGATGGCTTTGCGTGCTCCCAAACAAAAGGCCAATTGCTACCCCATACCAACCAGCGTCTATTGCTGATTCGATAAGTGTTATTGATGTGAGCACCAAGCAGCCTACGCGCTTGTCGGTTGTTCATGACAGTCCCGTCTGCTTATTCTTCAACTCGATGACGGATTGGCACTCCGCGCAAGTCTTGCAGCCGGGAACGGCAGCGCGCCGCGGCTCGGGAATTGGTTCGTCGCATTCTTCACAATGCTCAGCTGATACGGCGTTGCGGTTGAGTCGGTGAGCGGAAAGGGCAGCGTTACGCTGAAGCTCTTCAATCTCTGCTGCTGTGTCGATGATATCGGCCATGGTCACTCCTTACCGAGGGCTTTGTTGATGGCATGCAGCGCCTTCTTTCCGGCAGGCTCATCTTCGAGCCGCCAGTTACCGGCATCGCCTGAATCAGCGAGCTGCTTATAGTTGTTGAACGGGCATTGCAGAGCTTCTAAAAGGTCAGGTGCCGAAGCGATAAGTCTGGCATTGGCTCTTGTTTCCACTGCCTCTCGGTCATGCACATTTTCGTAAACAGGCGTTATGACGTTGGCAATTTTGTAGCGTCCACCAATATTGGTGCCGCGGATGCGGATGTAGTTCTTATCTACTTCTTCAGGCAGGGCTATCCAAGGCCCGCGCGTAAATCTTGTTTTTTCCATTTATCACTCCGCGAACAGTCGGTTAATTCGGTTGAATGTGAACGCGAGCAATAAAAAAGGCCGCCCGAGCGACCTGGTTATCAGTTCCTTCATGCTGGCTCCTTTTCGGCTAACTCGTCCGGTATGTCCACCTCATGACCGATCTTTGCAAATACAACTGCGCGGCAAATGGCTGTGCGAGGATTGTCAGCAACCAGGCCCCGGCGTCGGCCAGGCGAAACCAGTTCATAAACCCCAACCCAGTGATGCAGCTTGCCAGTAGCTGGGTCTGCTGACTGATAGCAGCTGATGGATAAGTTCTCCATCATAGGGCCGCATTGCGCCCATTCCGTTGAAGGGCTCCAGGTGAACCACACATCGCGCTCTTCAAACCAAAGACACCCGGTATCAGCTTCAAAATCCACCTTCTGACCGGTTGCTAGCGCTGTTGCATAATCAAGCTGGATGCCTACTAAATCTTCAGTCTTAACCTTCACGATTCAACTCCGAAGCGGCGATTAAGCCGCCCTGTGTATACGACGAACTCCAGGAGCTAACCCCCAGAGCTTCAATTTTCTTGTGATGCTTGTTGATGATTGGAGGCACCGTATCGTTCCAATTAGGCTTTGGCTTCCTGCGCATGGCCTGCTGGATTTCTTCGGTGCAGCGGCGGCAGGCGGAGCGGATGGCGTTGTCTGTTTCTGACGTCATGCGGCCTCCCGGCGGGCGAGAAGTTTCGCCCCGAAAGCCATCAGTTCGTCCCGGTCCACAGTTGCGAAGTGGCAGTGTGTACGCGGGTACGGTCGCCAGATTATGAGCATCGACCCTTTGTTGTTGCCGCTTACCGGCTTACCGGTGACCGGGTTGATAAATGCCAGCCGCCCGGCTGTGATGAAGCGAACCTCGCTGGCGGTCTGGATAGCCTCCTTAAACCAGCCAACCGAAGTGTCAGCTGGGGCAAGCATGACCGTGCCGATCTGATTGACGCTCTCGGCGGCAGCCTTCTTAACGAACGGTGTGATATCGCTGTATGGCGGGTTCAGCCAGACGTAGCCGGGAATGCTCAGGTATTCAGCCCACTGCGTTTCCAGTGTGTTCTGCTCGGCGGTGATGAACTTCCTGCACAGCGCGTTATACGGCGCTGCTGCGGCATCCAGCTGGAAGCAGAACTCAGCATCAAGGGAAGCGAACAGCGCTGGTGGAGTGCGCCATAGGTCGCGCTGATCCGCTGGCGTGTTGCTGCCGGTGTAATCAGTCATGCCGCCTCCCGTCTGCGTGCCAGCAACGGCCCGTCGTGTCCTGCGTTAAAGCTTTCAACCATCGCGCGGCAACACGCCGGACAGCAGCTATAAGTCCTTTGCGGTTCTTCGTCGAATTTCCAGTAAGAGGAACGCATAGACGCGGAGAACGTGGCGCAGATATCGCAATGAAAGGCTCCCGATTCCAGAACCTTCATTAGCTGAGGCTCTGAGAGTTCGAACTTTCTGGCGATAACCGCATGCTCAAGTCCAGCATCAAGCAGGGCTTCAATCAGCTGCAGATCGTCGATGGTTAATTTCCCGCAGCGGTAAAGACCCATGCTGCTGGCCTTCATCTGGATAGATGCTTTGGTGCGCTGTAACGTTGCGCACAGTTCATCCATGTTCATGTAAAGGTAGGTTTTGGACAAAAAAATGGCCTGTGAATCAGGCCAGGGCATTGAGTGCATCTGCATTGTCATAACTACACCTCAAGGCTTTTCGCCAGGATAACTTTGACGAGCTGCTCAGCAGCCGATTTCTGCGCCGGAACGGAGGCAATGATCGTTGGCCGGTCTTTTTCGGCATTCACGCAGATACCGCTCCATCGCGAAATCAGGAAGAAGTCTTCCATCTCAGTGGAACCTGCATTGCTCGCCAGTTCGTCAATCATCTGGACGATATCGACGATTGAGTGGTCAGCCATCAGCCGCTGAACGGCGTAGCCGAAGGCATTGATCATCACCGCGTGGAACTGAATGTAGTCGCGCTTATAGTCTGCCTGGCTGGTGCCGTGGCGAATCGCCTCGATCTGCGTAAGTGACAGCCAGGCCTCCCAGATGGATTCGATGTCGCCCATTTCCAGCGGCTTACTGCCCGCGTTGGCAAACTTGGCCGTCGCGTCGCTCAGCGCTTTGAAGCTCACCCACAGCTTACTTTTCGCCGGAACGACGTTGTGCTCGAAGTCTGTCACCTCTGCGAAGGTGTCGTGCTGAGACAGGAACGTCACCATTTCCTGTGCAACTTCATTACGCCTGTCATAGGCCATGTTGATCGCAGCTGAAGGTTTCGAGACGTTGTTATTGATATCGGAGAAGAACTGCTGGCGTGCCTTCAGCGGGAGATTATGGGTCAGCATCAGCGGGATGCTGATTGGCTCTCCGTAAGTCCGGCAGAACTCAGCTAATCCGGCAGCGCGGTGCTGGCCGTCGAAAAGTTTGATCACCGCATCCATAGGGAAGCGTGCGACGCCCACATTCGTATTGCCGAACTCTTCAAACTCAATATCCGCGTCGCAGTTGCCGACCAGCGGCGGGATGATGAAGGGCTCTTTGTTTTGGTATGCATTGACGAGGTACTGGTAAAACTTCTTCACTCGCGCCTGGTTAATTTCGCGTTGAGAACGCTCGAGCGTGCTGCCGTGATTGTCGGAGGCAAGTATGCGCGTCAGAGCGCGGGCCGGTGCCGTTATCATGTAAGTCGCCGTGCCACCCTGCATGCCGCGCGACGCCGGAAACTCGAAGAAATAATCGCCTACTTTGCTCATGCATCCTCCCGCTCCGGATCGTTAACATCCCAGCCATTACGCTCAATATTGGTTTGCAGCCGCTTATCTCCGACCTCTTCAATGCTGCGGCCGGTTATATCCGCGACTTCAGCGTTTGAGTGCCGCCACAGCAGCGCAAGCTCTTCGAGTGACCACGCTTTCATAGCACTGACTCCATTTCGTCGATGTAGAGGCCCTGAGCAATCAGGCGGCTACGGCGGGCGGCACGTTCAATGCATTCCTGCCGTCTGCCTTCCTGTGATTGCTCTATGGCGCGCCGGGTGAACAGCCGCGATTTGCCCTGTGGTGTTACGACCTTTGGCTTCGTAACCAGGTCGAATGTCCGGTCGCAGATGCCGTCCTCGTTGACCCATTTTTCCGACTCAACGATCTGAGCTATCTGTCCGGAGCCGCGGGTAATGCCGTTGGCTACCCGGTTGAACTCGATGAGCGTTACGCCGAACTTCTCTGCGATTTCGCTGCCGGTGACCGGGCGACCGCGCGTCTGAATCATCCAGATCACGCGCTCACGGAGGCCGGAGAATTGCCCGGTTCGCCCGGGCCTGCGGTAGAATGGGGTGCGTTTCATTCGAGCTCCAGTATGCGGCGTTTAGTGTCCGCAACAAGTTCGAGGAAATCATTTCTGCGTGCGCGTAGCCGGGCTATTTCTGTTTCACATTCAGCAGCTGTAAGGCGATAAACGATGAGCTGCTTACCGTCCGGGAAGTCTGAGCAGAAGCTGATGAAGTCAACCCAATCCCTGCCGGAGCAATCGAGGTGACCGACCAGTTGCCATCTGTATGCCGGATCGAAGGAGCCGCGGGTGAGGGTGGAGTAGTGAGTGGCGGCAATGACCGACTTAATCTCAACGAGCCCGCTCTGGCCAACGAGGCCGTCGGGGCTGTCACCATACGTTTCGTGATCAAAGAAACCGCCGTTATCCACATCGACGAAGTTCATCTCTTCGTACAGCATGCGTGCAATTGGCTCCTGTTCGTGCCCGCGCTCCATGTGGTCGTTTGAGAAGCCATACTCAGACTTGCACCCCTTAATCTGCTCCAGAGCCAACTGAAGTGCGTAACGCTTGGCTGGTTCGCCAAAAGCCTTTCCATCGTTAGCCATAATCAGGCCGAAGTTGGACGCGGTTGCCTTACCCAGGCGAAGAGCATCCCACTCTTCACCATTTTGCTCGACGTCGTGCCAGATCATGATGAACACTCCTGCTCAAGCTGGCGCCGATGCTCTGGAGAAATATCCATTCTCGCCAGCACTGCATCAAGGTTGCCGTCTCGCTTGAAGGCAGCTTTGGCGTTATTCCATGCCTGCGTTTTTTCCGGCGAAAGCACCGGTTTTGTGACGCGCGCCGGGCTTAAGCGGAGACCTTCAACCGATTCCTTTCCGAACCGGACATTTTTATCGACGTAAACAGTGACCTTCACGCCTACCCAATCCTCAAGGAAGGGGGATCCGGTGATGCTTTTCAGCATCTTGCTATTGGTTGCATTCAAAATCATCGGCTTAAGCTTTTCGCCAGGGCGCAGCTCGCGCTCTTCAAAATAAGCGGTGTTAAAAACGTCTTTGGATTTTTTTGTTTTGTCGTTTTCTAACGTTGCCCGGGCGATCGTCAGCACCGTTGGCTCAACGATGTCGGCGCTGCTTAGGTAAGGGGAGTCAAATGCCTTGCGGTAATGTGTTTTTGAATCTGTCATTTTGCAGCCTCTCTGATGAATCTGTTTACCAAAGGCCTGAGAGCATCCTGAATGGTGAAATGCTCGCGTCGCTCTTTGCTGCTGTCATAAATCGGTGTCCAGCCGCATCCCGTATTCACCTGGATCACCTGGTAACTACCTTTCCCATCTCTCCACTGAATTCCGTTCATCGAGAGCCACTCCTTAAAGTCGGCTAATTTCGATTTGTGGAGTAAATTTCTGCGGGCCATTAGCTCTTTCCTTAAAACGGGCAGCCGGTACGGTGTTCCCAGTCGTATTCCGCCTGGGCGTAAGCAACTGCCGAAATGAAATCGTTGTAGGCTTCGCCAGCTTTATCGCTGCGAAGTCCTTCGTATGGGCTGGAGTCAATCGGGACCGAGAAGCGGAAGAGGCCGGACGGCTCTTTTGGCATCATGTCGATGATTTGCTGTGCCCGGTCGTCGATCCACTTCTCTTTCTCGTCGTCGAGCTGCTGCTCAACCCAGCGCCGATCTTCGATGCGGTCGTAAGTGAGGTATGCGTTCATGGCTTAACTCCTGAAATTTGGATGTGCAGATCCCGCCCGCATTGAGCCAGGCCGATCGGTTGAACAGGGTGGTTGGTATCAGTGAACCATTGGCTCGCCGCGCTCATTCAGCAGCACAACGACGGAATCACTTTTGATGATGGTTTTTTCGAAGATGTTGAAGGCGTACAGGCCTTTCTCAACGTTCGCAGAGGCGCAATAAGTTTTGCCGTGGTGTTGCAGCATTGTGCCCGGTAAAACCTCGCTACGTGGCACTGATGCGGTGCCGTAGTGCATTCCAATCATACCTTCACCTCAACCTGTTCCAGGAGGCCAGCGATATGCATCTGCCAGCGGTTCAGCACCAGTTTTTCCCGCGGTGCCGATAGCGACGTCAGTAGCCACTCGTTATCGTTGAGCTTTTTGGCGGTGTACTGCTTTCCGTTGTGGGTGACTGTCATGATGCCTCCCGGGCGCGGAGCATTGCGTCAGCCATCTCGTAAGAGATTTTAGCTACTGACTGAGCAAAAATATCCATTCGTCCCAGAGGGTTCTCTGGCTTCGAAGTTAACAAGGCCGACTGCATAGCTTTAGCCGCGAAGTAGTCACGCATGCTTATTCCACGACCACCAAAATCATCGCTATCCCATGAGTTAATTTCAGGTGTACATACGCCTGATTGTGGAAAAGCTGGACCACCAGTTTTGTTGTTCATAAATCCTCTTGGCCTTATCGCGGCGAACGGAACGGTTAATACAAGACTTCAACGCATTTATTCAGTGTTTCAATGGGCGGTGGATGGCCGCCGGTTTTCATAACTAAGCCGCCTCGGTGAAGCGACTGAGGTATGCATTTACCTTTTCCGTAGTTGCTAAATTTGAGATCGCGTGTTAAATCATCAATTGCTTAATCAACAACGTAGTTCGATGTTTTCTAATGAAAAAGGAGATCTTATGAGTGATGTTATTAACCCCAGAAATAGCGCGGAAGCAGCAGCCCAGCAGGTCATACTTGAATTAATAAAAGCTGGGAACTTAGGTGCTGTGGGGAACGGAAAGGCTATAACTGATGTTTATGAAAACCTTGTAAAAGAATACAAACGATTAAATAAAGAAAGTCAGTAACTTAAAAACTGAAGCTTATATTTAAGCTTCAGTTATTTCGCCACACTCTCGCAGTGGCCGCGCTCATGCCCTTGAGTACCTGTCGCTCGTCGCCGCTCATAACCGGTGCGCGTATGGCGTTCGCACTGCTTTACCGGCATACCCTTTTCCTCGATTTACCCTGACCAGCGGTAAGCCGCAGTTCGGACCTGCGTCTGGCTCTCTCACTGAGACTCGGGGCCGCATCATTACTGCGGCTTGAAAGTGCGGTCTGTCCGCTTTAGTGCTTCATTGGAATCACTCCTCTAAGTTGAATCAGCGCCAACTCCTTGCCAGTGTTGCCCGTTCTCACGCCGTTCTCGCTCTCGCGCGGGGATACTCTCTCACCGACCGGATCGCACCCGGTGATACAGCACGTTTACGTGTAGGGGTCTTAACAGGTCATTGACGCTGTAAATCTGCATGTTGTTAAAAAGCAGGCGACTTGCTGTCCGCCGCTGGCTAACTTCGCTCAGCTGTCGATGTTTCGTTTCGATGGGGTAAATTTAGCGTGATGCTAAATTATGCGCAATAGCAAAATGCTAAATTGTTGATGATTTTTATTTAGCGTATTGATTAATAAGCGATTAAAAATTTACAGCGCAGGGATTCGTGACGTAAAAAAGCCCGCGCGATGGCGGGCTTGAGGGGGTTTGCGTGAGGTTATGGGATGTTTAGTATTTTGGCATCAACCACAACGCCGATAATTTTGCAGTTTCCATTAACCTCTAGCATTGGATATGCGGGGTTAAGTGGCTTAAGGAAGCGTCTGCCGGCATCGATTACAAGCTTCTTAAATGTCGCTTCGTTATCGCCTTCCAGCTTTGCGACAACCAGCTTCCCGTTGCGCGGTTCGACTTCAGGGTCAACAAGTATTGCTGCCCCCTCGGGTATGCTCAGTCCGGCCGGGGAGGTCATAGAATCCCCTTTAACGTCCAGCCAGAATGAATCTTCTGAGCAGTCAACAGTCGTGTCATACCAGCGATCTATCGCTCTTCGGTGATAAGGTTCTACAGCTTCCATCCATTGCCCCGCGCTTACCCAGCTGATTACAGGATAACTTCCTTTTGTCTCGTTCAGTCCTCGAAATGCAACGTTCGAAGATTCCTCACTGGCGTGTAAAACATCCATCCAGCCAAAAGGCAGATTAAGCGCAGTTTCAATTTTGCGAGCCATCTTATCGCCGATATTGCGATGAGGGTTTGGTCCCAGTAGCTGGCTAAGCGCAGCCGGACTTGTCTCGATGAGCTCGGCGAACTGCGCCTTGGTCATTCCAGACTCGTGCTGACGCTTCTCGTACAGCGCTTCCAGGTTGGCTTTTCTGATTTCTTTATTTTCCATACCTGCATTGTTACTGCTTTTAGCAAAATGATAAATGTGCAAATTGCTAAATGATGCTTGCGTAGTATTTAGCATAACGCTAAACTCCAAATCAAACGACTCACCCGGAGACACCAATGAGCACTGAACTACACCGCTGGCGCAAGGCCGCCACTACCGACGAATGGGCGCAGCTCGCAAAGTTGGCTAACACGACGCCAGGTTACCTGGACCAGATTGCCTACGGAAATCGCCGGGCATCTCCAGAAATGGCATCTGCTATCGAGAAAGGCACGAAGAATTTTCACCGCCAGGCTCCGGTCCTCAAAGAAAGCCTGGTATTCGCATCGCCGCGTGATACTGCGGCCTAACCACGAAAGGGAAAGCAATGCATTCACTTGCGTATCAACAAGGTAACAAATTTTCGCCAACGGCGATGATTTACCAGAATCGCCGGGAGCCTGATTCCGTGGCGTTAAACATCGATGGGATCCGCGCGGCTGTTCGCGCCTGGGCAGCTGACTGCCGCAGCCGTGAATTTGTCGCGGCGCTGATTGTGGAAGAGTGGCGGGCTACCGGCGGCACCGGGCTGGATATCCCGACTGACTCGCACCGCCAGATGCAGAAGGTGTTTCGCTGGATTGATGGCGATACCGAATACGCCGCCAACAACATTCGCCAGATGGCGCCGGCAATCATGGCCGTTCTGCCGCTGGAGTATCGCCATCGACTTCTTCCTGAGGACAGTTTCATGTCCCGCTTAGCTCGACTTGAGAAGGAAACGAGCGAGGCGAAAGTGGCCGTTGCGATGAACGCCCCGCGTCACCAGAAGCTCAAGGAGCTCAGTGAGGGGATTGTAGAGATGTTCCGTGTCGACCCGGACCTGACCGCGCCGCTGATGGCCATGGTCACTTCGATGCTGGGGGTTATGTGAGAACTACAGAAATGGCGAAAGCCGCGGTGCTGTAACACCAACGGCTTTCAGGTGCAATAAACGTCAGTCAATTGCGAGGCAATTATGCCAAGTAAATCGAAGAGAGTAAACAAACCGGAGGTAGCACGTGAGCATGTCACTTATGGCGAAAGCAATGGGGGTCAAAGTGGGAAACTCACTGCGTAAGCTCGTCCTGATTAAGCTGGCTGATAACGCCAACGACAAAGGCGAATGCTGGCCTTCGTATCAACACATCGCCGACCAATGCGAATGCAGCCGAACGGCTGTTCGTAACCATATTGATGCGCTTGAAGAAATGGGTCTTATCAAGCGTGAGAACCGTGTCGGCGTCAACAACGGAAAAGGTAACACGTCAAATGTGTATTACCTCAAATTAGATGCCACCCCTATGCCATTAAATGGCACAGGGGTATGCCACGACGAAGCACACCCTATGCCATCAGATGGCACACCCCCTGTGCCACCAGATGGCACCAGAACCAGTCACTCTTTTGAACCAGTCATTGAACCTAACTCTCTCTCTGGACGCGAAGGTTTTATGAGCGAAGCCGCTAAGCGTCGGATCGGTATTTCACCAAACGGGGAGATTCCATTCCCGCCCCTGTTCAAGCCGTCGGCAGATCACATTGCTATGGCTGCCGAGAAGGGGGTGAGCATTGAAACTGAGCTGCTGAACTTCCGGGACTATCACCTTTCCCGTGGCACGCAGCTAATCGACTGGAATTCGGCTTTCAGAGTCTGGATCCGGAATGCCAGGGTTAACCCGCTGGCTAAGCGTGGTCGTGCCGAGCAGGAAACGCCTCACTGGAACAGCCGCGAGGGATGGGAGGACTTCCTGTGAATAATCAGATTATGCAAGCCGTTAACGGCCGTGATGGCGCGCTACTTTCCAGAATGGCGAACGGAAGTACCGACCAGCAGAAGGTTATCAACCCTGAGGCTGAGGGGCTTGTTGATTCTCTCTTTCGGCAGCTGAAGCAGATTTTCCCTGCGTCTACGCAGACAAACCTGAAAACTGACGCAGACGAGAAAACGGCAAAGCGTCAATGGATCGCAGCGTTTTCAGAGAATGGGATCCGCACACGCGAACAGCTTTCTGCCGGAGTACGGCACGCCCGCGCCAGTGAATCACCTTTCTGGCCGTCGCCGGGGCAATTCATCAAATGGTGCAAGGATAGCAGCACGGTGCTTGGCATTGGCCTGGCTGATGTGATGAATGAGTTTCATCGGTATAGCCGCGAAAAAGGGCTGCATACCGGCGGAGCAGAAGCTTTCCCGTGGTCTCATGACGTCATGTACTGGATTGTGACCGATACGCGCAGAGCGATGTACCAGCGCCAGCTGAGCGAGGCTGAAACTGAAAAATACGCGTCAAAAAAACTTGAGGAATGGGCGCTGAAAGTTGCTGGTGGGGAAAAAATACCATCTCCCGTCCTGGCGCTCGAGAATTCTGATGAAGTGATCCCGACAAATCACGTGAGCCGTCAGGCCGGTTATCACCCGGAAGGAAAAAGCTTCGGGTGCATGCCAAACGCAGCGACTCTCGGAGCTCTAACCCCGGCCCAATGGCTTTGGGAAGAGTATCAGCGCGGGAAAGAGAGAGGGCTTATCCAATGAAAGGCAAACAGGCAATCCTGCGTTATCTCGAAACGCACCGGACCTTCACAGCGAAGGATGTGGCCACAGAGTGCGGCATGACCATCAATTGCATCACGAAGAACGCCATCGATCTGGAGCGGGCCCGCAAGATTGTCCGGGTGAGCAAGGTCTGGCGAACGGTGACTTATCGCCTGGCGACGCCGGAAGAGCAGGACGGCACCGCGCGCAGCTGCACCAACGGAATATTTCAGGAGTGCCGCAACAGCGCGGCTATGAAGCGTGTATTGATGGTTTGGGGGAGGGTAGGGGTATGAAAATTTACATCGCAGGACCAATGACGGGTTACGAAAACTACAACCGTCCGATGTTTAATGCAGTAGCACAGCAGATGTTATCAGGTGGTCATGTGGCATTAAATCCGGCCACGCTCCCGGATGGTTTATCTCAGCATGAGTATATGGACATCTGCCTGGCGATGCTTCGCTGCGCCGACGCCATTCACATGCTGCATGGGTGGCAAGAGTCGGAAGGCGCCGTCGCTGAGCATGCCATGGCTAAAAAGCTGGGAATTAAAATTTCCTAACAATTTGAAGGAGCTGCCGCATGAAACCAACATACGAAGAACTTGAAGCCAAGAGCGCGTCTCTGGTTGCGGAGAATGCGCTTCTGAAAAAATCTGAGCCAGCACCATTCAGTAAGCTGATGATGGAGGCGTGA